TACGCTTGCGCGTTCAAGTAGTCGAGGAACCGCGCGAGGATATCGTATAGTTCGGGATACGGCTTGTCGCCCACTTGTCGGCCGGTGATGAACTCGACGCGCCGTATTTGGGTGGTGTGGCGCAGTACGCCACTATGCGGCGTCCAGAGTAGTGCGGCCGCGACGGCTTCGGTATCGGGCGGGCTGTATCGGTTGCAACTCATCGGGGTGTCTCCACCAGCAAGGTAGGCGGCTGGTTCGCCGTGCGGCCGTGCTAGCCGCGGTAACACTGTATCGGCCGATCGGCGATAGGGCAACACTGTCAAGGGGCTAATCGGCAAGAATGCGAAGATAGCATTATGGGACGTGGCATCGGCCGATACCGGACACGGGATACCGGAATCGCGATACCGGACATCCGTGTCACCTAACAAAAGCCTAACAACCCCCCCCCGGGTCCGATAACCTAGGCGGACCTGGGGTCGGCCGCGGCCCCCCCTCGGAAAAGACGCAGAAGTTGGGGCAAAACCCCTTGACAGCAAAAAAAGTAAGGAAATCTCTAGGATTTTCCTTGCTTTTTTTAGAAGCCGTGGTATAATGGCTGCAGCCAGCAGCCAAATCTGGCTAGCAGCGGCCAGCAGGCCGTAGCCAAAGCGGAGGCCTGCTGGCCTCTCCGCTAGGGCTACGAGGCCAGCAGGCCTCCGCAGCAGCGCCTAGCCGCTCGCGCGCGCGAGACCTCACGATAGAACACTCGGTCACGCATCCCACAATCTACGCGCAGCAGGTACTAGACGGGAAGCATACGGTCAACGGTCGTGTCCGTCTGGCCTGTGAGAGACATCTACACGACCTCACGCGCGACGACATCTTCTTCGACGAGGATGAGTTCCATCGATTACGGGAGTTCGTGTCCGACCTTGAGGTCGCTGACGGTCACGAGTTGACCGGCGAGCCGATGGTCATGCTCCCGTGGCAGTCGTTTCTGCTCGGCAGCATCCTCTGCTGGAAGTTCAGCGAAACCAAGGGGATACGGTACAAACAGTCGTATTGCGAAGTGGCCCGTGGCGCGGGCAAGAGTACGATGATGGGCGTCCTGCTGCTTTATGTCAGCAGGTACTGGGAGGGGTCCGATAACCTCTGCCTCGCGAACAAAGTGGATCAGTCCCGGCAGGCGTTCGACGCTGCCAACAAGATCGCCATGCGGGCGTACGGGGACTGGCGTTCTGAAGATGAGAACGAGGCGAAGGGTGCGTTGTACGAATGCACCATGCGGGAGACGAGGTGCCGGGACGGCAAGGGGCGGTTTCGCCCGATGGCGTCGAAGACCGGCACGCTGGACGGCACCAAGGCCATCCTGTACGTCTGCGACGAGACGGCAGAGGCGAAAGAGGACTATCTCCAGAAGGTAGTCTCGGCCCTCCCCAAACTCCGCGACAGTTTCATGGTGTCGGTCACGACGCCGGGGTCGCCGGAACTGGGTCTGGACAGCCCGTACTACACCCGCCGCCGGGTGGCCGATGAGGCCATCAAGCCCGAGAACTGGGACAAACTCAACGTCTTCGGCCTGTTCTACGGGATCGACGAAGACGACGACCCGGAAGACCCTGCCGTCTGGCAGAAAGCCCAACCGAGCCTCGGTCACGTCATCCCGGTAAGTGCCTACAAGCGTCTGCTTGAGGAATACAGGGCACAGGACGCCCTCCACAACTGGGAACGCTACCAATGCTGTGTGTACTCCCTCTCGGGGCTCTCATGGTTGCAACTCGGCGAGTGGCGTCATGTATCGCGGCCGGTCGCCATGAAGCCCCCGGAGGGGGTCAAGGTCTATGCGGCCGTCGACTTCTCCAAATCTTTTGACCTTACAAGCCTCTGCTGGGGCTGGTGGGCCGATGGAAAGTTCAATCTTCGATGGCACCATTGGGCCATCAAAGACCCGCAGGTCAATAGTCACGTCCGGCATTACCAGAAGTTCGTAGACAACTGGGCACGCCACGACTACGTCGATGTGGTGCCCCACCGAGTCTCCTATGACGCGGTGAAAGAGAAGATCAAGGATCTCGGCCCCAACCTCGTCCGTTGCGGATACGACGCCCTCGGCGGCATGAAGACCGAGGTGCAGGAGTGGGGCGATATTGACGAGAACTACAGCCCGCTCCGCGGCGACCTGCCGATGTGGAGCCTGCCCCAGACCATCGTGAGTCTCGGGCCAGCGACGTACCTGCTTGAGTCGTACATCCGAAACGAGACGATCGTGATGAACGAGGATCTCGTTGTCGAGTACGCCTTGCCGAACGTCCAGTTGCAAGAGAACGCCAACGGCGACCGCCGCCCCTGCAAGATGCAAAGCATGGGCATCATCGACCCCATTGTCGCGTGCGTGATGCTCATGGCCGTCCTCATCAAAGAGGGGGCCGAGAGGCCCGGAGCCTACGCCAAGGACGAGGACATCGTGGTATGAAAAACCCCCTGACCGAGATCCGTCGTCTGTTCAAGATGACGAAGTTCGGCGGCAGCGTCCAGCAACTGCCCGATGCGTGGTGGAACTGGGAACGCAATACATTCAGCCCCGACGATCTCGTCGCGGACCCGTTCAAGGCTCTGGGCTTCACGCCGATCAGCCGGGCGATTCAGGTCGTCTCTAACGACCTCGCCCGCGTGCCCATCCGCACCGAAAAGAAGACCGACCAGCACTGGGAAGTCGTTGACGACAACCCGGTGCTGGACGAGATCCTGAACGAGATCCCGAACACCCACTTCTCGGCGTACGAGTTCAAGGGCTGGATGTGCCGCAGCATGATGCTGTGGGGTAACGCCTTTGCCCTCATCAGCCGGTGGGGTAACGAAGTCCGCGAGCTGATCCCAGTGCGTCCATGGGACATGGCCCTGCTGCCGGACACGGAGCGTGGCGGGTGGTACTACCACTCGTCCGAGTACGGCGACATCAAGCACACGGATGTCCTGCACTTCAGGATGCCTTCGTACGGCCGAATGCTGTGGGGCGAAAGTCCTGTAGTCCTTGGCCGACACGCAGTGGCCCTCGGACAGTCGCAGGAAGCCGCCGGTCGGTCGGCGTTCCAGATGCCCGGCCTCGGCAAGATCGCCATCACCACGAAGGAGACGATGGGTGGCGAGGCCGTCCGTCGCATGCAGGAAGCCTTCCGGGGAGCCCATAGCGGACCGGAAGGCATGCTGCGTCCGATCGTGGTGCAGAACGAGTCCGATGTCAAGCAGGTCGGCCAATCGCTGACCGATCAGGACTGGATCGCGGCTCGCAAGTTCTCGATCAATCAGGTCGCCCAGATGTACGGCGTCCCGCCGCAGATGCTCTACAACTTCGAGGCCGAGTCGGCCAGCGGAGTGTCGGAGCAGGCCCGCCAGTACGTCGACAACTGCCTGAGCCAATACACCGCAACGTGGGCTGCGGAACTCGCATGGAAACTGCTTCCGCACACGCCGGACGGCGAGCGGTATCGGTTTGTCTTTGACACGACCCAACTGGTTCGTGGCACCTTTGCGGAGCAGGTGTCTGCTCTCCAGATTGCCGTCCAGACCGGCGTGATGACCCGTAACGAAGCCCGCAAGATGATGGGATTCAACCCCATCGAGGGCGGAGATGAGGTGCTGATTGGACCGAACATGCTTCCGATCGAGCAGAACGAACAGCAGGATGCTGGAAGTTCGAGCGATGGGGAGACTGACGAGTCTGGGGGAGAGTGACGGTCCCGTCATCTTCCGCGGCTGTGCAGTCCCCTACAACGAAACGAGCCGGATGCTTTACGACCGGCCCAGACCGTACCGCGAACGATTCGTCCGCGGGGCTCTGAAGTGGAACGAAGAGACGGTGATGCTGGTGCAGCATGACCAACGGGGCGTGCCCCTCGGTCGCGTGGCCGCCGGAACGCTTGAGTTTGAAGAGTCGGAAGACGGGCTGCACTTCCGTTGCAACCTGCCCGAATCACGAATGGACATCCGCGAGGCGCTTGAAAGAGGCGATCTCGACGGTTCCGTATCCATCGGTTTTCAGTGTGAAGACGACGATTGGATGCACACGAAGTCGGCCTCCCTCCGCACTGTGCGGAAGGCGAATCTGGCCGAAGTTTCTCTGGTTACCGCAGGCGCATATCGAGGTGCCCGCGGCTGCATGAAGGAGTCCTGAACATGGACGACCTCCGCTCGCTGCGGGAGCAGCGTGACGA